GTTTAAACCCGCTTTCGCCGTTAAGGCACAGAGATCACAGTCCTCCTTCGCGAGGGCTGTCAGTCAAGTCCGTAGAACTGTCGTTGCAAGCAGACGCTCACGCAGTGGCTTACGCACTAAGACTGCATCCACAAACATTGGAAAACTAGATTGAATAACAGAAGAATCGTCTGAAGACAAAACATGCTCCTCATGCAGCGTGTATGACGACCACAGCACTGACTCCAACTAAATCGGCACTAAACGTCATCACTCACGAACACAACGCAGTGGCTAAAACCTTAGACCCGATTTGACGCAGGTTACTCGAAAACGGGAAGAAGAAACCAAAACAAGTGGTGCAACAAACTTCAGGCAAATGTCCACCAATTCACCACCCTTCCACAAGATCGACAGTAGAGGCACATTAAGCCAACTCACTGCCAGACCCAGAAAATACGGAAGAGGTCAAAGACACGCATGGTCAAACGAGGGTTTGCAAGTCAACAGCTCAATGATGTAAACCATCATGCCAGATTAGCATGTGACGAAGATGGTTGACCACAATGCACCCCTGACCACAAAGCAGTTGAACGAACTGCCACCAGAAGAGCAGGACCAGATCCACAGTGGTCCTCATTACAAGTAGATGCTTTACTCCAGGAAAGTGTGGAAAAGATTGTTTAAAACTCCCCTCCAAAGACCTGCCTTTAGGTAAGCTTGTCGTCAATCATTCCAAGAGAGTTTTGATACAAGATTCAGAAAAGCGTTCATCACACTCACAGAGCCCGATCTAGACGAATTCTTCACAACACAAGCGAACCTTTTCTTTGCATTCCACAAACTCAGAATCTCAAAACTGGCAAGTATCCTTGATGACCCCAAATCCCACACCACTGCCGCATTACAAATGTATGCGTTCATTTGCAACCAGGGATTGTGTAGACAAACTTGCGTCCACGGTCACTCCATTGTGTACTCACTCCCAGGCTTGAAAGATTTCCACAACACCTCATCAAACTACGCATTCAGAGAGGTATGGGGTTCACAGTATGACACAGAGAGTCCTGTACTCAACACCTCCATTGTTTACAAGGAGATCACAACACACTGCAAAAGAGTCACCTCCTCTCCAGCAGCACTTTGCATTTTTTACTTGCCTTATGAGTGTGACAGATGCTCTACCAAAGAGCATGACGATACAAGAGAATTGCTAGACGTTGAAGATGAAGTAATGCAAATGCGATTCTGTGTCCATGCTAGACTCCTCAACCACCTCAACAGTGATTCCGCAAGACAAAATAGACGTAAACAGTGTGCACTTCTCAAACTGGGTGAAGCAGACAGAGCCAGCTTGTTCAGGAGAGCGATTAGAAGGCACATCTCA